ATATGTTTGAATAAATATATTTCAATGAAAATAGTTTCTTTTCTATCAGTGTTCCCGCCAAGTCCACTTTTTCTTTCATAAGAGCAACTTTTTCTTGTTCATATATGATAGAAGGTCCTGTTAATCCCAATTCAAAGTTTACCAAATCTGCATTTTCATATCCCTGTGAATATAGATGAACAATAGCAATCTTTGTCAATTCAGAAATCACAATTCTCTGTACTCTTTCTATTGTTCTAGCAAAACGAATATCAAGAGCGGCAAGTGTTGCCTTTCCTTCTATACTTTCATCATAGCCCAAATACGGTTTTGGAACTTTTAGGGCAGCAAATATTTTACTTTTAAGATATTCAATATCTTCAATTGCTTGATATTGTAAACCTGCAAGTGTTTCAATTTGTGTACCAGATTGTCCACCACGAACAGGAAGATAAAAGTCTTCCAAAAGATTTTGCATATTAAAACGGAGATTGTAGTCACCAGTCTGTTCATTGATAACGGGAGTCTTCTTCATTCTATTCATAAGGTTATTCATGTATTGGTCTACTTCAGCCGGTGGTATATTACCAATATCAACTTTGAAAATACGTTTTTCAGGAGCACGCATAATACGATGTATCAACATCGCATCTTCCATTAAAACTAGTTGTTTGTAAAGTTTACGAGCACCTTCTAAAATTGATTTACCATAAGGAAGATAATTAGTATCACCTAATAATCTAAAATGTGCCATTTCATAATTTTGAAATTCACCTCTACCAAGAGGACCTTCGTATACAAATTTTGTCATATAGATATGTTCCGGATCAGTTCCTTCTTCTCTTTGAACTTCATATGGTGAAAACGGAACAACATTTGTAACACCCAATTCTTCCTTTACATCCATATACAAATAAAAATCACCGTATTTACAAAGATTACGAATCCATGGCCAAAGATTATATTCTATATTAAGAACATCATAAAAAAGATTACGAAGAATTTTACGTATATTGTCATTGTCAGTTTTGATAGTTAAAACATCACCTTGATTATTTTTGAGTGTGCTTTCATCTGCATATATGTCAAGTGCAGATGATATTATGGCATCTGTGTCCATTGATTCATAATCAGTATAAAGATCTATTTTTGTTGCTGCGAATGAATTGTATTGATTGTATACTGATATTGGTGTTCCCTTTGTTCCATGTAATCTGCCATATCTATCAATAACTTTTGATGTGTGTGGGTTTCCATCACCTTGATAGCGAGCAGTATCAACAACTTTTAATTTTTTACCACCAACATTACGAACAACAACATTAGTAGAAAAAAGTGTTTTTAGTCTATCAAACAATGATTTATTTTGTGCCATTTGTCACCTATTTTATGTAATATAAACTTAATATAAATATGTAGGAAAAAATACAAACTCTATTTTATTAACCAAGTAAGGTCTTCATTTTGACCATTGACTGTCATATTCCAACCATGTAGGTCATCTCCATATTGATATGAAGGTTTTAGTGGTGTTGTTGATTTCCCCATATAATCCAAACTCATTCGTGTCTTCATCAGTCCTTCTTGACGAAGTTTTAGAGCAGTATCTCTAACCCAAAGTCCTATTGCAAATGACATAACCAAGTCATCATTATATCCTGTTTGTGCCTCTGCCTTTGCACCATTCCAAACAAACACATATAGTTCTTGTGTTAATCTTGAAGACTTTATTATTGGTAATCTTTCACGAAAATATGTTTCCAATTTTGAAATCAAAAGTGGTCTTGTTTTAGCACTTGTAGTAAATCCAGGAATCATTTGTGCCTTGTCTTTTAAGTCATAACCCTTTGGAATATGAACGGATGGATCAGTATACCCATCTTCACGGTATGTATAATAAAGATTTGGATAACCTCTATCAATAATCTGTTGAATTGCTGCCCACCCAATGTTAGCATTTTCAACTACAAGAAGAGCATCGTTATATTCTGTTGCAACTGATACTAACATATTACCATAAGTTTTTGTATCGAGTTTACCTTTGTATTCTGCAACTTGTTCCATATTTTCTACATCAATCACATGGAATGCTGAATTATCATTTCCGTCACCACGAGCAACGTCAGCAATAACCATATATGTTTTATTTGGTTCTGGATAATCCCAAATCCAATAAGCATCCTCTGCACCACGCCGTTCTTTTGGTTCACACACATAAGTTTGTTCATACCATTGGACAAGTTCACCATCAATTACGGAACGACCAGATGTAAGAAAATTTCCATCACACTCTTGTTTTGCCATATTAGGACCCAATAGTTTGTCTTGTTCATCGCGCCATTTTTGGTCACGGTCTGGATGAACTTGCCATAATAATTCTATTGGATTAAATGCACTTTCTTTGTTTATTGCATTTACCCATTGTTTATGATAAAAATTACCAACACCATTTGGAGTAGAGTTGATTATTGCAGTACCACCGGTTGCAAGTGTTTGTTGTGCAGATGCCCATATTCTATCTATATCATCAATAAAGGCGGCCTCGTCTATGATAAGAAGTGAAAGTGCTTCAGAACGAGCAGAGTCAGCTGCAGCAGAAACGGCTTTAATTTGTGAACCGTTCTTAAATCGGAGTGAAAGTTTATTATCTTCTTGAACACCAGTCTTTAACCAACTTGGCATATTATCATACATAACACGAACTTTTGTAACCAAGTTTTTAGCAGTTTCTTGTTTTGTAGCAATAACAAGAATGTTTTTATCTTGATTGAATAACATCAACCAAAGTGAATATCCAGCAATAACTGTGGATATACCTAACTGACGAGACTTTAATACAATGTTCCACCGGTTAGTGTTAAATTCTTTGAGGACATCTTCCTGAAATGGATATAGGTCGAATAATATCTTGCCACGGGTTGGATGTTGAATTTTAGCATAACGCTTCATAAAGTATACCGGATTAGCGGCACACTTTGCGTATTCTTCTTTGATAATATCTTTTAGATTCTTACTCATTGAACTGCAAATACTATCCCAAGAGTAGTTCCAACACCAGTAAAGAACCAAAGTAATTTATTATCATACCATTTTGGTTGGAGTTCATCAATAATTTTTTCCAATTCTACACTTCTTTTTTTACAAGCATCAATAGCTTGGTCACGATTTTTTAATTGTTGGTGATATAAGTCAAAACGAGTTTGGTGAAATTCTATTAAAGTATCTTGAGCATTTACAACTGCGGTTAGATATTCAACTGAATCACGAATTAGTTGAATACGATTTGCCATCTTCACCACATCGGTTTTCTTAAAACATATAACAGAGTCATTTTCAACTGCAAACACAGTTGTTACTGAAAATAATAGGGCAATTAAATACTTCATAGATTAGTCTTTCAAAAAGTTGATAATATACTTTGTGGCTTCATCAGGATTTTTTATTTCTTTATCACGATAAACATAGAATTTTTTTCGTATGATAAGAATACTGTCCTTACGAACTTTAATTAGTGAGTCTAATTCATCAGCTCTTTTTTTCAAATTAGTATAATCAAACTCATATTTGTTTATTAAAGCGTCTAAACTATCTTTTGTTTTTGTTGATGTCTTTATCTGTTCTTTTGAACGATTATTGTCATAAACTAAATAAACAAAAAGTATTGCAAAAACTCCAATGACAAACATTTTCACATATTTGCCAATTTTTTCTTCCAAAACACCATTCATAATTAACCTTTTGTATAAGTTGAAACCATTTTTGCCTTACCACGACCGGTTGTACCGTGTTTTCTTTTTCGTGATACTGCACTTCTTTTTTGTTTTTTTGACATTGAAGCGGCTTTTGATGCAGGAACACATTTGGGATATGCTCTTTTACCACCTTTTCTTGCCTTACTACCAGCAGAGGCGCCGCATGGTGGATGACCACCACTTTTTTTATTACGAGAAATATCAACCCATTTTTCTCTAAACCAACCAGTAAGACCACCACTGGGTTTTTTTCCTTCGATGATTACTGATCGTAGATATTTGTTTATTATTTCTCTTACTATATTTTCTGTGCATTTATTCATATAGATAAATATGTAGTATTATGTTATTTTAACTGATCCATATTTTACATATCCAGTTATATTGTCTAATTCAAGATTTTTTTGTTCAATCATATAATCGAATATGTAAAATAATCTATTTCTATCTTGTCCTTTTAAGTTTCCAATCTCTGGTATCAATTTTTTATTAAACGTACTATCATATTTTATTTGGTTAGGTACAGGTCTTTGGAAGTCACTTAAAGCAAATCTTATTATAGAATCTGCATTATATTTTCCATCAACACTACGAACTATATTAGATAATCTTAACTTTACTCTATAATCAGAAACTCCTTTTGTATCGAACCCACCCATACCTTTATCAGAACCAGAAGTTCCAGATGTTCCACCAGTTCCACCAGAACCAGAAGTTCCAGATGTTCCACCAGTTCCAGATGTTCCACCAGTTCCAGATGTTCCACCAGTTCCACCAGAACCAGAAGTTCCAGATGTTCCACCAGTTCCAGATGTTCCACCAGTTCCAGATGTTCCACCAGTTCCAGATGTTCCACCAGTTCCACCATTACCTTTTGTTCCAGATGATCCATCCTTTCCACTTGTGCCGGAAGTTCCTGTATCAGGTAAAGGTGCACTTAAAATTGCAACCCAAGGCAATATACCAGGAATTGGTGATGGAAAAGCGGGTATTAGTCCATTATATGTTCCTGCTATTTTAGTATGATGTGCAACTAATGCATTATACAATGTATCAGCAAACATTTCAAATTCTGGTTGGTCAAATGCCTTTATTAAATCTTTTTCCAATTCCGTAGGTTCTCCTGGAAAAAGAACAGTTGTGCCTTTTAACGGACTTATCGTAGGAGGCAAAGTTGGTAATGGTGTAAATATAGCTTTCAACCAATATGCACAAAATCCAGTTGCCATTAAAATAAAACCTTCTTTTGTATTTGTAGTTTTATTGGTATCAAAAGCTAACTTGATAAATTTTTGCAATGTATCTTTATCACCACTAATAACTGATGAACCAAAAAATGTGCAACTAGAACCTATGTTTGCCAAATCATATGCATCAGCAAGTATTTGTGCAGCGTGGTCTGTATCTGTAACATTATTTGTTCCCATTTCGGGAGTAAGCATCGACTTGAAAGTTGCTGGGTTCATATATTAAGTCTTATCTATTGCACCTTTGCCACTTGACGGCCATCCAAAACGGCATGACCAATATCTTGCCTTATGTCTTGGTCCGGGAGATTGACAATTGTGACGAGCACGAAATGATTTTCTACGAGCTGCATTACTTTTTTTAATACGCATGGTTTTCTTACCACCTTCGCCCTTGTGACCAAAGTTTACTTTTACGATATTACCATTTGGTTTTTTTACATACACGGAAAATTTTTTTGGACCACCCGGTGTTCTGAATGGTTTACCTAATGATACTTTTCTACCACGATATTCTGCTTCATTCATCATATTAGGTTCACTTTCTTGTAAACGAAAATGTAATTCGGTGATTTTACCACAAGCATTTGTAGCATATCCTTCAAGTTGATAGCCAGGATTTACAATAGTTTCTTTTACATTACGAAATCCACCACCTGCAGCTTTGTATGCTTTAACAAGAGCACCTGAAGCATATGCACTTGGCCATACTTTATATTTACTTTTAATTCTCGATTTTATTCTCGAATAAAGTTTCTTATTAGTTGGAACTGCTCTTTCAATTATTACCGCTTTCATAAATTTCTCCGTTTTCTTTTTGGTGGTTCATCAATAATATCTTGCTCATCGTAATCTGAATAGTATTCATCACCTTCTCCATTTTCTATCTTTGTAAATTTGTTTGCAAATTGTTCTGATGCTACTGAAAAAAGACTACCAACTACTATGTAAAGAAAACCATCGAATATAAATTGTTCAACTTTCTTATCATAAAAGGTTGATACTATTGCCATAAATATCATAACACCAAAAGAAAAAAACATCATCACACGCTTGGATGATATTCTACCACTAAAACCACTAAAAGTTTGAGCAACTGGATTAAGTTTATTCAACTCTTTCTCCTAAATC